AGGAAGATGATGATGATTGAACCTATTGTTCCAGAACCGCTGTGGGGACTGCCCTCTCCCACCATTGAAGATGAGGACATTTACGAAGATGAGGAAGAATAACAATGTGCATTGAGTGCAATTGCTTCGGAACTGTAACGCCTTATGGCGTTGGTGGCAGAACACCTACACAACTACCAAAGGCTCCAGATGTAGCGAAATACAACAAGCCAATCGTTCGTATTGGCGAAGTACCCATGGGCATGTCTTACAAGGACATGGAAGATGGGGAAGATGACTAATGAAAAAGAAAACTAAAGAAGCCAAAATAATGGGAGAGTTTAAACGCGGCACATTACATGCTGGTCGTGACCCAAAGGGTCCAAAGAAGGCTCCTATCGTTAAGAACCGCAAGCAAGCAGTTGCTATCGCTCTATCAGTAGCAGGTAAATCAAAGGCGGCTAAGCGTGGCGGAAAAAAGAAGTAAGCGCGACCCTCGCCTAGCGAGGGCTGGCGTATCTGGTTTCAATAAACCAAAGCGCACACCAAGCCACCCAACTAAATCACATGTGGTGGTAGCAAAAGAAGGCAGCCAAGTAAAGACTATCCGTTTTGGTCAACAAGGCGTAACAGGCGACAGACAGCCAACAGCACGCCAAAAATCATTTAAAGCACGCCATGCAAAGAACATTGCTAAGGGCAAGATGAGTGCGGCGTACTGGGCAGACAAGGTGAAATGGTGAAGGGTAAAGCATTTTGGGACAAGAAGAATCCAAAGCAGACATCTACAAAACTTACTTCTGCACAGAAGGCTGCAGCCAAGGCTCGTGCAAAGGCTGCGGGTCGGAAGTATCCGAACCTAGTAGATAACGCAGCAGTGGCTCGCAAGGCTAAGAAGAAAGGTAAGTAATGGCAACAGGAGTAGCAGGAAGTACCCTTACGGGTGAACTTAACCGTCTAGCCAATGGCGGTACATATCCCGTTTATACAGTCTATGAGGCACCACAAGGTGCTGCTAACGCATGGGCTGGAACCTCTGGCTTAGGACTTATTGCTGCCCTAAATTACAAGGCTAGTTCTACTCGCCAGCCAAACAATTACAAAGGTTTAAACGCTATCTGCAATGAACTTGCAGGTACCTCTGGATTATCAGCCGTAGTTGCGCTAAGGAGCATTAACCTATGAGTACATTTGCACAACTAGCAGACCGCGTTGAAGCGGTGCTACATGGCTATACAGAGAATACAGAGCCTGCTTCTTGGTTAGTTAGCAGTGCTACTAGCACAGCCACAACCATAAGCGTTTATGATGCTTCGGTCATTGGTCGTGGTTATGTCCAGATTGATGATGAAATCGTATTCGTCAACTCTACTGATAATGTGGCTAACACCTTGACTCTTGCTCCTTGGGGCAGAGCGCAGCGTGGAACTACTGCTGCTGCACATGATGCAAATGCTAAGGTAACTATGGCTCCATTATTCCCACGCCAAGAGATTAAGAACGCCATTAACAACACCATTGATGCTATGTATCCAATGGTATTTGCTATTGGCACATACGACTTTGATTACATCGCAGCACAGTATTCCTACGAGATTCCTGCTGCTGTCCAAAATGTCCTATCTGTAACCTACTCAATCGTAGGTCCAACTAAAGAGTGGTTTCCTGCTCGTGGGTGGCAACTAGATAGAACTGCTGATTCAGATGCCTTTGCTACTACAAAGAGCCTATCAATCTATTCAGGAATTATCCCAGGACAAACTATCCATGTTGTCTATAGCAAGCGCCCAACGCTTCTAACAAGTGACAATCAGGAATATGAAACAGTCACTGGCTTTCCATCCTACTCGGAAGATGTTGTTGTTTATGGTGCAGCCTTCCGCATGATTTCGTTCTTGGACCCATCACGCCTAGGTCCACAATCTGCAGCCGCAGATATTTTAGACGGCGTGCGCCCAAATGGTTCTGGGCAGAACGCCTCCAGATTCTTGTACAACATTTATCAACAGCGTTTAAACGAAGTGGCGAATAACCAACGCCGTCAGTATCCAATCCGTTCGCACTATCAGAGATAAGGTAGAAAATGGCAGCAGGCGACCCAGGCTCACCAGCGCGGTACTACTCCTCAACCGCAGTAGAAACCTCGCTCCAAGCATCTATTCCCGCACAATCACAGGGACAGTCATACACATCATTTATTGTCGCATCCATTAGCGGATTCCCGACATCATTTCCATATACGCTAATCGTTGACCCAGATACTTCTAAAGAAGAAGTCCTAACTGTAACCTCTGGTACAAGTACAACTCTTACAGTAACTCGTGGTTCTGACAATACACAGGCTGTAGCCCACTCTGCTGGTGCAGTGGTTCGCCATGGTGTATCAGGTCGTGAGTTCCGTGAGGAGCAAGTTCATATTGCTGCTCGTGGTTATGACACTGACCAAGCAATCCTTGCTACTGCTAACCAAAGTCATGTTCATGGATTACAAACTGGTGATGGTGTTGTAGTAGGTACTGATGCAGTACAAACACTTACCCGTAAAACTTTATCTAATCCAACCATTACTGGTGTAATTGGCAACATTGGAATTACCTTTGAAGGTAACACCGCAGATGCCCATGAAACAACACTAGAGGTTGTTGAACCAACACAAGATAATACAATTTATCTACCTAATACATCAGGCACCGTTGTTCTGGCTACTGCTTCTCAAACTATCAGCAACAAGACTCTTGGTTCTAATTTAAATGCTGGTGGCTACACAGTTACAAATCTTGCTACGCCAGTTAACGCCAGCGATGCAGTGCGTAAAGACTTTGCTGATGCTCAAGTTGCTGCCGCTGCAACAAGTGCTGCCTCCGCTGCAACCTCAGCATCTTCGGCTGCAACTTCAGCCACAAGCGCAGCAGCATCGGCTGCTACGGCTGCTGCTTCTGTAGCCACAATCGCAGGCTACGCAACTTCGGCTGCAAACTCAGCCTCCGCTGCAGCAACAAGCGCTACCAGCGCAGCAGCAAGTGCTACATCATCTGCTACTTCAGCAAGTGCTGCAGCGACTTCGGCTACTGCTGCTGCAACATCAGCCACTTCCGCTGCTGCTTCAGCAACGGCTGCTGCGACAAGCGCATCATCTGCTTCTGCATCTGCTACCGCTGCTGCTACAAGCGCAACAAGTGCTGCTACCTCGGCAACCAGTGCTGCTGCCTCTGCTACTACTGCTGCTGCATCTGTGGCAGCCATTGCAGGCTACGCTGCTGCTGCAGCCACAAGTGAGGCTAATGCCCTGACAAGTGCAACTTCTGCAGCGACATCTGCAACAAGCGCAGCAAATTCAGCAACTGCTTCGGCTACATCAGCCAGTGCTGCAGCAACTAGCGCTTCAAGTGCAGCCACTTCAGCAACTGCTGCTGCTACCAGCGCAACAAGCGCTGATAGTGCTGCCTCAATCGCTATTGCACAAGCAGCCAATGCAAGCACATCTGCAACCTCTGCTGCTACATCAGCAACATCGGCTGCTAATTCTGCAACAGCAGCAGCGACATCTGCAACCAGTGCTGCTGCATCTGAAACTGCATCGCAAGGGTACGCTACAGCAGCATCAACATCTGCAGCATCCGCAGCGACAAGTGCAACATCTGCTGCCACTACATACGATGAGTTTGATGACCGCTACTTAGGAAGCAAGTCATCTCCTCCATCAGTAGATAATGACGGCAACCCACTTCTTGTTGGTGCCATATACTGGAACTCTACTCTTAACAATATGTATGTCTGGTCAGGTAGTGCTTGGGTTCAAATTGCTACGACTAGCGTTTACTCAGCACCTACCCTTGGCACTACAACCATCAACTCTGGTACCACCTACACAACAATCGTTGGTCTAACCCTTGATGGTGGATTAGCAACTGCTGACCCAACTACAAACCTTGGTCTTGCTACTAAGCAGTATGTTGATGCAGTAGTTACTCAGATTAACTACCACCAAGCCGTGGTTGCTGCGACTACAGCAAATCTAAATGCTACTTACAGTAATGGAAGTTCAGGAGTTGGAGCAACACTTACCAATGCTGGCACACAAGCAGCATTTAGCATAGATGGCGTAAGCCCTGTTCTTAATGCTCGTGTGCTTGTAAAAGACCAAACAACACAAACTGAAAATGGTATTTACACACTTACAACTGTTGGTGATGGTTCTACTAACTGGGTACTTACTCGTGCAACTGATGCAGATAATAGCCCAACAGGTGAATTAAGAAATGGCGATGAGTTGTATTGTTCTGGCGGAACAGTCAATACTGGTAAGTCATTTATTAACTCGACAACAGTTGACCCTATTGTTATCGGAACTACTAATATTACCTTCAGTGAGTATTATGCAGGACTACCAGCCCAGACTGGTAACTCAGGCAAGTACCTAACAACAGATGGAACTACACCGTCATGGGGTACTGTCGCTGGATACTCAGCACCAACACTAGGTTCAACAACAATCGCATCTGGTTCAACTAATACAACATTGGTTGGATTTACAAAACTCCGTTCAGACCAGTTTACAACACTTGATGCTAACGGATATGAAATTGATTTGGAACTCATGACCATCATGGGTGCGTTCTAAGAAAGGGAACAATAAATGGCAACAACAACTAAAGCACTAGCAAGAGCAGCCTTTGCAACATCATCGGCTACACTTTACACAGTGCCATCTGCAACAACAACCGTGATAAGTAATATAGTTATTACTAATACTGCTGCTTCTTCGGGAACATTTACAATCGCCCTTAATGGCGTGGCTTTGGCATCAGCAGTATCTATTCCTGCTAACAGTATTACAGCCATTGACCTTAAGCAAGTACTTGCAGCAACCCAAACAATTACTGGTCAAGCATCAGCAACAACAATTAACTATCACATTAGCGGAGTGGAGATTGCGTAATGGCTATTGAACAAATCCCTGGGGTTGGTCCCCAAAATACGGACATTGCATCAGCAGTAGTTACCGCAGGTACATCTGCTGGCTTTGCTGCTACTGGTCCTACAACGACTCAGATTGCTGCAGCGCTGCCAACTAACTCAAGCATTGCTTCTGCTGTGGCTGCTGCTGTACCCACTAACTCATCTATTGCTAACGCAGTTGCTGCTGCTGTGCCTACCAATGCAAACATCCAAAACATTGTTACTACTTATGGAAACTTAAGCGGTGGATTAGATTTTAGAACAATGACTGCACAGCAAACATTTAACACATCCTCTAACAATGTGACTGTTTCTGGCAGAAACTGGGTTTATGCTTTAATTGCTGGTGGCGGTTGCGGCGGTGGTAGTGTTAACGGTAATACCAATGTTACTGCAGCAGGTCCTGGTGGTGGCGTTAACACTA